ACGCATTGAGATCAGAAATGTATCAAATGAGGAACATCTAATGGCACTAGCGTTTAGCCTGGAAGAGAAGAAAGAACGCATCCGGCAAGCGATGGAAATCTTTAGCGCGACCGGCAGCTGGTCTAACGCTGACACCATCGTGAGGCGGCAGAGCGTGGAGAAGTGGATACGCAACCCGGAGCTTCAGGCTTACGCCACAAGCCTTGGATACCAGCAACTCTGCACGGATCCGATTGCAACCTTTGCCCCTGAGACAAAACATCCACAATGCCGGATGAGTTTTAGCGGGGCAATGGTTCATCTCAAGGAAGGGCGATACCTTTGCCGGGATGGCGCAAGGCTTCACTACGCTATCAGCCATGGCGCTCTGGTTATGTATAAACTCGACGGCGCAGGTAACCGGCACTTTGCCGGGCCTGCCTACTTCCGTGGTGCGGATATCTTGGCAGCTGATTGGGTGATAGTCAAATGAGGATTGAGGAAGCCTTTACAGCACTAAAGTTCGGCAGACCTATCCGCCGTCTAGCATGGGATAAGTATCGGCTGCTCCGCTTTAGTGAGATGTGGATGGGCTTCTCTGGGCAAGACATCGAATGCATCAACGCATCATGCTTGATTACTGGAGCAGACCTGCTAGCCGATGATTGGATTGTCGGACGTTTTCACCCGGTCACTGGTGATGCTACTTGGGGAGATAAAGAATGAGATTCGCTGAAGTGATTCAAGCCTTGATGGCTGGTGGCGGTAATGCGGTCGAGCGTGAAGACTGGGGAGGTTTTCAATTTGTGCGATACTCCGAGATTTGGGACGCATTTGAAATCCATTTTGCAGGAATAACGGAGACGGAACGGCTCGAAGAACTTAGCCTGTCCCCCGGTGACCTTTTCGCTGATGACTGGGTTATCGTGAAGCTTGACCCGCGAACCGGGGAGGTAGCCAAATGATTCTATTTGCTCTTGGTGTCCTACTCGGTGCTGGATGCTTAGCTATCGGGTCAGAGCTCTATACCCGGTGGCTGTATGCTGATGTCAAGAAACGGGCTAAGGCTCAGGGTATGAGCAAGGACAAACTACGCGCCGCTATGCTCTGGGCTACCAGTGCTGAAATCAGGAAGAATCTAGATGAGTAGAGTAATCAACAAGGAGATTGAGCAGGTCGCTATTGACCTGCTCAAGCATCACCCACGCAACGCCAACCACGGTGATGTAGATGCTATTAAGAAGTCACTAGCAGTCAATGGCTGGTACGGCTCTGTGGTGGTCAACACGGCCACAAAGCACATCCTAGCGGGAAATCATCGGGTCATGGCTGCCAAGGCTCTAGGCTGGGAAACCGTACCCGTGCAGTGGGTTGACGTTACACCCGAAGAAGAGCTGCGGATTCTTGTAGTAGACAACCGCACTACTCGTATCGGACAGGATGACACGACCAAGATTACCGATATCCTGGCAGAGCTTGCTAATACGCCTATTGGGCTTGATGGTACGGGCTACTCGGCAGTTGACCTTGATGCGCTTATTGATTCCTTGACCGGCACAGGCGAGCCGGAGGAACTGCTAACCGATCCGGATGAAGTGCCGGAGGTAGTCGAGACACGATGTCAGCCGGGAGACCTTTGGATTCTTGGTAGTCACCGGTTGCTCTGCGGGGACAGCACCAAGGTAGATGATGTTGAGCGGTTGATGGGTGGCAAGCAAGCCAGCATGGTTTTTACTGACCCACCATACGGAATGAATCTAGACACTGATTATTCCAACATGGGAACATCAAAAACAAAATACAAAAAGATTCATGATGACGATAAACCATTTGACGCTGGTGCGATGATGAATCTACTAGATGCTCCAACTTGGTACATTTGGGGAGCAGATTATTTTTGTAACTCAATACCTATATGGTCTGACGGATCTACATTGATATGGGCTAAAGCTCATTCGGAAGATGAGAACAAAGTATTTGGTTCATCATTTGAGGTGTGTTGGAGATTTCCTAAAGCCAAAAAAGAAGTTTGGTTTGTGCGTCGTATACACATGACTGATGAGCATTTAAAAGCGCATCCAACTCAGAAGCCTACGGCATTACCTACGCGAGCAATTGAAAAAGATACAGTGCAAGGCGATATCGTAGTTGACCTATACGGTGGTTCAGGCACTACACTTATAGCTTGTGAATCTACAAACAGAGTCTGCCACATGAATGAACTTGACCCACACTACTGCGATGTAATCATTCAGCGATGGGAAAACGCTACAGGCAAGAAGGCGGTACTAGATGGCACGACCAACCAAGTATAACGATGAAGTTGTAACCCGCATAACTCACGCTCTGAGGGCAGGGAATACCCGCCGAGCATCATGCGCTTATGCTGGTATTTCACAAGACACGTTCGCAAGTTGGCTGAAGTCAAACCCGCATTTCTCGGACGCTATAGAAAAAGCAGAGGGCGATGCCGAAGTTAGGAACGTTGCTATCATCCAGAAAGCAGCTGATAGCACTTGGCAGGCAGCCGCGTGGTGGCTAGAGCGCAAGCATAAAGCCGACTGGTCAAGTCGTGTAGAACAAACCGGCGCAGACGGATCACCGGTTAAGGTCATTGTTGAGTATTCGGACAAACCTATTGCCTGATATCCGGCTTGTCTTACCAAGGCCACATGAAGCCCAGCAGGTGATTCTGCGGGAAGCCAAGCGATTCAATGTTCTTGCCTGTGGGCGTAGGTTTGGTAAGACTACACTCGGCGGGAACCTGCTATCGGATCCGGTATTGAAAGACGGCTTGCCATGCGCTTGGTTTGCTCCCACCTACAGGCTCCTAGAGGAGGCGTACAACGACCATAAGCGCATCTATGCTCCTGTCATCAGGCGAGCTGTGCAGACACCGGCACCGCGCATCGAACTGATAACCGGGGCTGCAATCGATTACTGGACGCTTGATGACCCCAGCACGGTAGCCCGTGGTCGCAAGTACAAGCGGGTCATCATCGATGAGGCGGCAATGGCTAGACATCTAGAGCAAGCCTGGACTGAAGCCATCCGCCCAACGCTAACCGACTACCGGGGGGATGCTTTCTTTCTCAGTACTCCCAAGGGCAGCAATTACTTCAAAACCCTACACGCCATGGCGGCTGTAGATCCGGACTGGATGGCATGGCAGATGCCAACCACCGCTAACCCTTGGATTGACCCGCTGGAGGTAGACAAAGCCGGGGAATCACTGCCGAGCATCGCGTTTAGACAAGAGTATTTAGCCGAGTTCGTGGATGCGGCTGGAGCCAGAATCAAGCGGGAGTGGTTACGCTTTGGCGATGCCCCTGAAGGATTGCCGGTCTACCTTGGTGTTGACCTTGCAATCTCAACCAAGGCAGAGGCAGACTACACCGCCGTGGTTGCTTTGAGCCGTGGTGAGGATGGCACGATCTACGTGCTGGATGTCAACCGGACACGCGCAGACTTTGCCAGCGTCCTGCGGTTCATCGAGATGATGGCAGATAAGTGGAAGCCGGTCATGATTGGCATCGAGCAGGTGCAGTATCAGGCGGCTGTTGTTCAGGAGCTTATGAGGCGGACTAAGTTACCGATACGGGGCATCAGACCAGACCGTGACAAGGTGACCCGCTTTGGGCCTTTAGAAGCCCGGTACGAGCAAGGGCAGGTTGTACACGTTGACGGCTTGCCACCTTACTGGCAAGATGAGTTGCTATCCTTTCCCGTTGGTCGGCATGATGACGTAGTGGACGCGATGGCCTACGCTTGGCAGGTGATCGGACAGCGTAAGGGCTGGGGTGCCGTCTAAAATATATCTACCTATATACTTGACGTGTATATACTGTAAGTGTATATTGATGACATCAAGCAGGGAGATAGAGATATGAAACTAAAGACCGCAAACAAAGAGATTCGCCAAGTGTTGACAGAGGATGGCGTGGTTGTTGATGTAGCACCGGTTGGTACTTGGCAATGTGCCGGTGAATGGGCAGAGTCGCTTATCAAGATGAACGCATTCGAAGATACCTGCTGGTATTACGAAGGCTCAAGCGAAAACGGAAACATCAAGACATACATCGTAAGCGGAGACGCTTACCGCTACGAGATGAAGACAATCTAAACCACTAAGACCCCACAGGCCCCCGCAAGGGGGCTTTTTTGTTTCTGTGGGATACTACAGCCATGGGTATCTTTGACCGCTTCCTCGGCAGAAAAGCCGCAGCCAACCCGACACAGGCACTACCGCTCCCTCTGAGCCAGAGTAGGGACATCTACCTAACCGGGTACGGCTCTGGTCAGCTGCAAACACTCTTGCGCCGTGCGCTTCCTGGCTCAACCAAAGACTGGTCACGCATAGCCGGTGACCTTGGGCTAAACGGGGTTGTAGCAAGCGCGATTGACTGGTACGTGCGGAACTACCCTCAGGCAACACCACGTTACTACCGACCGGTAGACAGCCAGCAAGCAGACCCTGTGGAAGACCACCCGGTTATCAAGCTCATGGCTCAACCGGATCCAATGATTATGGGTTCGTTATTTTGGAGCTGGGTTATTCAGGATTACAAGTTATTCGGCAACACCTACCTAAGAAAGATTCGCTCTACAACCCGTGGCGTGGTGACGGCTCTACAGTTCCTTCCGCAGGACATGGTGAGGCCTGTCGGTAACGGTGTCAACCCACTTACCCACTACATCTACACCACGGATGGGCGTTCTTTCGACATCCCGGTATCTGACATCATTCACATTCGGTACAACCGTGACCCGCAGGACATCCGCTTGGGGCGTAGCCCGGTAATGGCGGTACTGCGTGAGATAGCCACCGACAACACCGCCAGCACTACCGCTTACGGCTTGCTCGCGAATGGTGCGATGCCGTCTTTGATTGTTGGGCCTGATGCCAAAGACCAGACAGTTGATATCTCGATGGATGATGCCCGGCAGGTCAAGCGGCAACTACACGAAGACCTTACCGGGGACGGTTCAGGCGGCATCGTGGTTATGACTGGTGCATACAAGTTAGACCGGGTATCCCTTACGCCTTCAGAGCTTGCTCTGGATTCCGTACGGCGTGTTCCTGAGGAGCGCATCTGCTCTGCCCTTGGTATCAACCCCATGGTTTTAGGGCTTGGTTCAGGTCTTGAACGGTCTACCTACAGTAATTACGAGAGAGCGCAACAGGCGGCATGGGAAGATGGCATGGTTCCTTTGCTCCGTACCCTTGCCGATGCTATTACCGCAGACCTCCTGCCAGAGTATCCAGAGACCCAAGAGGGTGACTTTGTGCAGTACGACTTGGAAACCGTGCGGGCTTTGGCTGATGACCTAGCGGCGGAAGCGGAGCGGGCAGAGCGTTTGTACAAGGCTGGCATCATCGATAGAGCGGAAGCCAAGCGCATTGCCGGGCTTGAAGCAGTGCCGGAAGACACCGGGGTAATACATCCATCCGCTATCAGCACACAGGCTGGCACCGGTGCATCACTAGCCGAGACAACCAACGCCGCTGGTATCTTGATTCGTTCTGGTTATGATCCGGGTAGCGTGACAAACTTCTTGAACCTACCAGTGCAACACACAGGAGCTGCACCGGTTACCCTGCGGGATGAAGCAGCCAAGGCACTAGCAGGAAAGTTTGCACCAACCGATGCCATGAGGGAAGCTGCACAACGGGCGCTTGACTGGAAGGCTGAAGGGTTCGATGGCGGGACGCGGGTAGGCTTGGCAAGGGCTAACCAAATCGTGAACGGCGAGCAGTTATCCGAGGATACGATTCTACGGATGTATTCTTTCTTTAGCCGCCATGAGGTAGACAAGAAAGCCGAAGGCTTCAACGCTGGTGAGGAAGGTTTCCCTTCACCCGGTAGGGTAGCCTGGGACTTGTGGGGCGGTGATGCTGGCTTCCGCTGGTCTACATCCAAGCGGGACGCAATGCAGCCTGACGGCAAGAGCCTTGACGGTGACCACGTCTGCACTCCGGGGGTAGTGTACAAGAGCCACCCTTTTTACGGGTACGAGCTGGAGAGCAGCTCAAACGGGTAGACGATGGAACCGGCAGGATCTATGCAGCATCGCAGAAGTTCCGCAACGAGTTGCTGGAGCGTGAAGGCGTAGCCATAAGCCGTATGCAACGGGCTTACAAAGCCGCAACAAAGGCAAGCATCGATGAACTGGAAGCGCTGGAGGGTCGTATCCAAGAGCGCCTTGACAACGGGGAAGACCCAAGCGACACCATACTCTGGATGCGGCAGCGCATCATTGACAACATAAACGAGTTAGGCAGGAACCTACAAGCCTTTGCAATAGAGGGGGCAACCATTACAACTGATGGACAATTGCAATCCGCCATCCTTGCGAATGAGGCGAGCGTCGGCATGGTTGAAGCGGCGGCAGGTCGTAAACCGGCTAACGTCTCCCTCGGAAGTTCATGGACAAACCTGCCAGACGAACAGCTCCAAGCCTTTGTCGGCATGGCGGGTGATGGAAGCCCTCTGGGTGAGTTATTTGCAACCATACCGCAGGTGACCACTGATGCCATGCAGATGGCTTTGGTACAGGGCATCAGCCTTGGTGAAGGGCCACGAACAGTAGCACGGCGGGTAAGACGTGCAGCTGACATTGGACGCTACCGAGCAGAGACCATTGCACGTACAGAGATGATCCGAAGCGCAAGGGAAGCACAGCGGCAGTTGTATACGCAGAACCCTGCGGTACAAGGCTACCGACGGCAAGCAACGCAGGATAGCCGGGTCTGTCTTGCTTGCTTGGCTTTGTCTGGCACTCTGTCAACCACCGATGAAATCATGCCAAGCCACCCGAACTGCCGGTGTGTCATGGTGCCGGTAACGATGTCCTGGGCAGAGATTACCGGGGATAGTTCTATCCCGGATACCAGACCACCGGTAGCAACACCTGAACGCATCCTTGCTGGTTTGAATGATAGCGAGATACAAGAAATCATGGGTGAAGGGCGCTACCGACTATGGAAGGAAGGCAAGCCCCTTGCTGACTTTGTACGCGTCAAGCCTAATCAAGATTGGGGGCCAACCACTAGCGTGATACCGCTACGAGAGTTCGGCATCGTGGTGAAGCCAAGGCGTACCGCGCGTGACTGGGAAACCATCATAGCCAACAGTGAAATGGATCAATAGACCGTGTGGGATACTTACGCCATGGACGTGCTGACATCTACAGTAGACGGAATCAAAAGTGACCGGTTAGGTTACGTCAAGGGTTATCTGGTGCGCTTTGGCGATACCAAGACGGCAGACCTTGAAGGTGACTACTTTACCAAGGCAACCGACTACGGTTTCCCTATGACCGAAGGCAAGCGCGTACCGCTAAATGTTTACTACCACCACGGTATGGATGCTCAGGTAGGCAAGAAGTCTATCGGTACTGGCTACATCAAGATGGACGATACCGGGCTATGGTATGAAGCGCAGCTAGACTTAGCCGACGAGTACGGCTCGATGATTGCGAAGCTCTGCAAGCAAGGCAAGATGGGTTTTTCATCTGGTGCCGCTGCTCATCTGGTTGAGCGTAAGAGCATGGGCGGTGCCGCTGAAATCACACGCTGGCCTATCGCTGAGGCATCGATTACCCCAACGCCAGCCGAGTATCGTAACAGCGTGAAAAGCCTTGAGGAGTATTACGGCATGGGCGAGATGGAAGATGAAGAGATGACACCTGAGCCGATGCCAGAGCAAAGCC